CCCTGTTAGTGAACCCTAACTTCAGTGAGTATTTATTACTACTTATTTGCCTCTGGTGGAAGTCTACCAAGATAAGGATCGTAGTTAAAGAGAACAGTTTGATCTTCCATTCTAGAAGCAGTCTCTCTCCAATAATCTAGAATGCCAGTATAGGAAGATCTATGGAAAATTTCAAGATGTTCTGGGTGAATGGATGACCCCAATTCAATCTTATAATGGAAGAGAGGTATAGCGTATGTCTTACCACAATTATAGATTAAATCATCAGCAACTGCACGAGGAGCAACTCCATTATCCAATTTATACTTATCGCCCCTACAATGCAGTTTAATCAACTTCTCTGCATGATGTCTTGTAATCATGTAACAAGCAGTTGAAAAATCATTTACCCAACGCAGGTGGATGTTTGCATACACAGCACCAGGATTAATGATCGCAAGTTGAACACAGTCCCAATCGTAAGGAAGTTTTGAAAAGAATTCCTTCCAATTAAATTTCCAAAATCTAGCAGTGTCAAAACTCACATCATCTTCGGCAAAAATAGCATAGTCACTATCTGACGTATCATACCAATGCTTAATTGCTTTCAGATGTGAGGTAACACATCCAACCTCACCTGAAGTAATTCCTTCAGGATAACGACCCGAAATAATTTCACTCAGATCATCATCTCTACCATCATAAGCAGAGATACGAGTCGCATCAATTTCCCAGTAATTAAGCATCTTTTGCATTTCAGCATCTCGTTCTGGTTGTCCATCGAGATTAATATAGTAAAGAGGACCAAATCCAGAAAGTTTATTTTTAGATTTATTGTTTTCAGAGTAATTAATACTGTAAGTCATGAGAGTGTTCTTTTGTTCTTCTCGAATAAGTTTTTCAATGTTTGGAATGTAATGTCTTTGTAGTACATTTTTCCATTCAAATTCTTTTGCATACTCACGAATTTCTTCACGATGAAGTATAGAGTATTCTCTATTCTTAATTATAGCATCCTCTACAAAGTTTATGTCATTAATTTTTTTCTCAGGAATAACCGTAATAAATTCTTTGGAAAGATCTAAGTTAGATGTAGCAAATTCACTAATTACAACTCCCAATCCTGCAGCAAATGCTTCCATGATGACAAGAGAGTGTGCCTCTCCATCACTCAGTAAAACAAGATTTCCATAGTCAGTAAGTTCTTGAAACAGTTGTTCCTTTGACCACTCACCTAGATAATTATTTTTAGTGTCGTATCTTTCATCTACGATGTTCCCAGCAAAGTAAAGACTTTCAATTTCTTGAAAAAGATTTTGACGTTTTCTATAATCAATCTTAGCAAGGTAAATGCTTCTATCAGAATACTTTGGTTCTGAAGTAAACTTAAATGCATTTAGATTGACACCATTCGGAGAAACAAAAAGTTTTTCCTCAGGAAAAGAACTAAAGATCTTATAGATTTTTTTAATGCCTTCTGACAAACAAAAGATGTTTGGTTTAATTTCAGTAAACTTATTGAAAATGTTTACATAACCATTCATCATGTCTGGTCTTTCAAGATAACCAAAGTGCGATGTCATTGCCTTTGGTTTACTGATAAATGGATAGAGAACAATAAAGTCATCATAATTTACATGCACAAAGTCTGGATTAAAATCGTTGATCAACTTTAAAACTTCATTTGCATCTGTAGTGTTGATGATTTGAACCTCATGCCCAAGTTCTTGAAGTGCATTGCTCATGTCCCAGATAAGAGACTCAACAGCACCCCATCCTTTAGGTGGAATTGGCATCAATCCAGGACCAACAATGCTAATCTTCATTTCATTTCCTCAATGTTTTTAACATACAGTTTGACAAGATGTTCCCAAGAAAAATTATTCACACCATAACTACGAATTTCACTTCTCATTGTAATTGAAATTTCCCTATTTTTAATTAGTTCTTTCTCAACATACTCAACATCATTCCATTTATCATCAGGTATTACCGTAACAAATGGAAGAGATTTATCAAGATCATGTGCTGCGTATTGTGATATGACTACACCCAATCCTGAAATAAGTGCTTCTTTAATTACTAACGGAGTTCCATTCTCTCCATCAGATAGAAGTAACATGTTACCATAATCAGTTACATGCTGCAACTTATGTTCATGTTCCCATTCTCCAAGATAATTTTTATTAGGATCAAAAGACGTTGTATTGGTATAATGCCCAACGAATTCTATACTATCTATACTCTGATAAACATACTGTCTTTTTCTTGGTTCAATCTTACCAAGATACAGAGTTTTATCTGGTTTAACTGCTTTCTCCTGAAAGACATAACTACGATGAGATGCCCCATTTTCACAAACTAAAAGTTTGTCTAATGGTGCTCCATCTGCTTTATATGTTTCGTAATCTTTTCTAGAGATACAAAAATTATAATACTTATCATTATGAATCAACCATTCATAAATCCTATCATACCCATCATACTTATGTTTTTCTGGTTGATCAATGTATGGATAGTGTGAACTTATCGCAAGTTTTGCCTTAGGACATGCAGAATGAATGTAATCCATGAGAGGATAAAAAACATCATAATGAACATGTATAAAATCATAATCATCGGATTGCAACTCCCTTATAATTTGATTTGGATCTGGAGTATTGATGATTGATCCCTCATGACCAAGTTCTCCAAGTTCCGTAGCATAATCCCAAATAAGAGATTCTACTGCACCCCATCCCTTAGGTGGGATGGGTATAATACCAGGACCAACTAATGCTATTTTCATGACGAAATCAAACAAACTTTTTTGAAATTCTCAATGAATTCTTCGTTCACAGATCCAGGTTTTCTGAAATAAGAAAGAGTGTAGAATTCAAGAGTATCATTATGAAATGCAAATACTTTTTTGAACTCATCATCCTGTGGATTTTTACCCCAGAATGTTCCATCCTTATAAGTCAATGGCATTTGATCTTGTTCAGAACTGTGGTTCATAGAACCATTCGTCATTTTATAATTTTTAAAGTCCTCTAAAGACAAAGCAAGAAGGAGTTCATCAGTAATGCCATGTGCATTTGTGTTATTAGGAAGATTCTCAAAGATGCTATTAAATTTCTTTAAGAAAATTTCAAAGAGAGCATCATGCTTTTCTTTCTGAAAAAGAAACAACCCAGATGCAAAGTAAGGTATGTCAAGGTTATTAGTATCTAGAAGGTGATCTACCAATCCTAAATTCACTCTCACATTCCTAAGATAAGCATCCAGTGTAGGAACCCACCAGTGATTGCAGATTAGAAATTTATCTTCTGCTTCTTCAATCAGTTCATCAACTCTATCATTGACAATCACAGTATCAGTATCCATGTAGAAACAATGATCGGTTTCCAGATACTTATTCAGATGATAACGCATCTGCCAATAATGAGGTTTAAACCAAGAACCATCCTTCTCTTCATCTACAGGAAAATGAATAATACGAACATTTGGATTATCATCCTCCATCTGAAGACGACCATCTGCATCTAAGATAATAATTTCATAAGGTTGTTTAATTCTTTCCAGGGATTCCATAGAACGAAGAAGATTATTATAATGTTTATCTTCTCCACCAACAATGTATCCGAATGTAATCTTAGACATAGTATTTTTTAAATTGATGAACTAAAGAATAATTTGAAAATTCCCAATCATAGCACCTTGTTGTTTCTGTCAAATTGGGATTTTGTGTAAACTTTTTACCACAAAGAAAATAATAAGTTGGCATCCAAACATCAACCCATCCTAAATTGCCAGATAAGTTGTCTTTGATGTAATCAAATTCTGCCTGAAAAATTTGAATAACCCTATCATAATTCTCCAGGAATGTATGAGCATTAAAAATACTTCCTCCAGGAGTTCCATAGTAATCTACGTTAAATTCAACATCATACTTATGAATCAAATAATTCATAAATTCTGGTTGAAATTTATTTCCAGGAATTCCCAACCCAGCAAACTCTGTATCTTCTGGAATTGTTATCTCACCACGAACAAGAACATCATCCTCCATCATTAAAATGTATTTGGTATCATTAATCTCACAGGCAAGTTTAAATCTTCCTAACCAGAGCAAGACCTCATCTTTAGTCATACCATAAATTCCAGATTCATGAGTATGATCTCTGTATCCAAGATTAACTGGATCATGATAATAACTACAATTAAATTCTGATGCAAGATCTGAGAAATCATCCCCTCCATCAGAAATTAAAAAATAATTATTTTTTGGATAAAATCTTCGGAATGCTTTGATACATTCCTTAGTTGCTACTTTTTGTTTATAGCACTGATGAAAAACAGATAAGTTCATACTAACTTAAGCAATCCATTGATACGATTCAGATAAGTATGATGATTTCTAACTACATTCATCTGGTGAAGAATTATGTCTTTATCATCTTTGAGTTTCATTCCTTGTTCAAATAACTTAGGAATTTCATTTTCACACACGATACTATCATCAATAAATCTAGCATTAATTGGTGAATTTGTCATCCCCAAGTGACCATAACTAATACTCTTCACCAATCTACACGCAAGGTATCCCCACTTTTTATGAGTCACATTACGAAAGTCTGGTGATAGAATACTTCTTTGAGTAATGATGCGATTTTCTTCATCACTAATAGGAGTTTGCCAAGGATTGATGTATGTAAAACCTATGTTGTTTTCAGAACAACAATCTACAAACTGCTGAATCAATTGTGCATTTGCAAATCTTCCAGTACCACTTACACTGCCAACAAAATAATAATGATTTTCTCTTTCAATGTTTACCCATTCATCATTAATTTCATGGGGTAAAAGATCAGTTGCCCAAGCAGCATAAACAATGTCATACTCTTTAGAGTTTTTATCGTACAAAACTCCTCTATCAAGTTCTTCACAATTGGAACGATCCAAAACAAATTCATAATTATCTTTGTCCATACTTTCCTGCAAGTAACGGACATCAATTAATTTTTTGACGTTACCCAAATACTTTTCAGGATTTACGCATACATGTACAAAGTATGTACTAGTTTTTCTCAGAGGAATGTTTTTATCAGCAAATCCTTCGGTGAGAAAAACACAGTCATCATAATCAAAATCTTCTGGATAATCTTCATCATGAAACCAATAAACTTCTTGACCAAGATGTTCAAATCCTTTTTTAAATCCGTTATGAATGTATGAATGGGTATGGGTATGAAGTGGGTATCCCCAAATTACGATTTTCATTTAATTTTATTGCGGTCGGTCATCCACGCTTTCAAGTCTAATACTTGATGTGGCATTTGTAAAGTTGCCAATGTTTCGATCATCAATTCATGCATGTGGCGAATTCCATTCTTATAAAATTCGTCGTAAACTTTTAGAACATCAAACTCCTTCATTCTATGTAGCGGACCACAATAGAACCAATCACAATACTCTCTACCTCTACCTGCTTGCATTGATCCATCCATCATGTAAAGTCCATCACCATCAAGTTCTTCTAAAGGAACTCTCTCTGGAAACTCAAGATCAGTTCTCATTCTAATAACAAGATCATAAGGTTCCTCTATCAATCCAATGCTGTTTTTGACGGAAATCCATTGACACTTTTGACGGAAAATAGATTGCTCTACAACTTCTTCTGTCAAAGGAAATTCCATTTGACTTACCATTTTAAAAGAACTTAGATCAAGATCTGGATACTTCTCAAATACAATCTTTTTAGGATTCATTCTTTGATTAAAATCTTCAATAGGATCATAATCTTCTGGATAAGTCAAAGTACTATTCCAAGCAAACTGCTCACCCCGATAACTTTCATCCCACCAAAAATGAGCATAAGTATCTACTTGATGATCTTGAGTAAGATTATCAAAATTCATTCGGTCAATAAATCTAGGTTGACCAGCAAAGCAAAGAGCAATTTTCATTAGAATCTAGGAAGAGTAATGTGAATAGGAAGTGCTTGATGATTAACACAGAAGTAATCTAACATCTTTCTATGAATCAATTCACAACACCAAGCATCATCAGTTTCTTTCATGCAACGTTCAATCAAAAAATCTAAAACAGGAAAACAACCCATAAAGGCATCCATAACTTTGGATCCACCAAAATTAAACCAATCGTTAATCATACCATCTGGTTGATTTTGCATTCCAGAATAATAGACAGTTTGTTTATCAAAAGTTTTATAATCAATTTTATTATGAATAATAGAATCTGTTCTAATCTTAATTACATAGTCATACTTAAAATCATTCTGATACTCATGTTCTTTTTTCAACAAACACACTTGATTTAAACTATAATAATAGGAAGTAATGTTATTAACATCTCTAACAGAAAAATTTGGATCATTTGGATTATCAATAGATCCCCACTTATACCTTCGTAATGATGGAAGATAATTATCAGAGAGATTAGAATTTAAAAATTTCTTGCTTGATTCTATCTTAATTGCTTTTGGTGTATAGATTTGATTAAAATCATCTATAGCAGTTGATGGAATTCTCTGTTCTTTCCAATCATTTCCACCATACTTATATGGTTTATTTTGAAGATCATCATCAAACCATAAATGTGCAAACACATCTACATCATTATCGCCAATTACATTGTTAATAATAAATGGGGATACTTCTTTAATAAATCTAGGTTGTCCAGAAAAACAAATTGCTAACTTCATAGTTTGACTTCTTTAGCAACTTTTTTAATGAGTTCTTCCAAATTAGTATTAGGTTCCCAACCAAGAACTTCCTTTGCCTTTTGATAAGATCCTTTAGACCATCTAGTTGTTTCCTTGGCAACGACTTCTTTGCTCAGCGGATACTTACCTTCAAACATTTCAGGATAACGACTCCAAAGTTCTTTTGCTGGTTTATGTGCAAGTCCAATCTCTTCACAACCAAGTGCTTCAGCAACCCACTGACCCACCTGATTAACACTCAAAACTTTACCAGTGCATACATTGAAGACATCATCTGGTCTTTTATCTAAACAAAGTTCAATCATTGAAACTACATCTTCAACATGAATAAAATCACGAACTTGTTCGCCATCACCACTTAATTCTGGTTGTACTCCTTTCTTAAACTCTCTAACCAAAAAATTAAGGAGAGGAGGATTGGGTCTAGTCGAATCGCCATCAGGACCAAACACATTAAAGAAACGAAGTACAGTGGCTTTACTGTTATAATTTTCTCTATAAGATTGGACGACTTCTTCTGCCATCTTTTTAGACAAAGAATAATAAAGTCGTGGATTAATTTCCATTTCCTCAGTAAAAGTTTCCGCATCCGTATTCTCATAAACAGCACTTGTGCTTGCAAAAATAACGTGTGGGATGTTATTATTTCTGGCAAATTCCATAACTGCTGCAGTACCTGCAACATTAATCATAATAGTTTCCAATGGATTGCTTTCACAATCTGGAAGAGATGTAATCGCAGCAAGATGAATCACAGCATCATAATCTCCCGCACACATTTCAAAGAACTGCGGAGTTAAGATGTCAAGATAATAAAATGGAGCAACATAGTCGTCATCAACCCTGAGATTAGATGCATACCCATTGCGTAAATTATCTACAAGGACAAGATCGTGACCATTATGAATTAATCTTTTAGCAAGACCAGATCCAATTTGTCCTGCGGCACCAGTAATTAATAATTTCATTCAAAAAACTCTCTCAATTTATCAGAATTGCGTGGAAGATTGATTGCTCTACAAGATGGGTAAGGATTGCTATTTGCAAAATCATTAATAACAATCCTTTCACAATGAGGTAACCCCATAACCAGACTATCAAATCCCATACCGATTCTCTTTAGTTCTCTTATAGTTGCTTCTCTCATATTCTCTGGTCTACTTGTTGTAAGTACAATTGCAACTTTATCACTTTCTCTCAGTTCATTTAAAAACTTAATGTTATCTTGCAATGGTTCTCCAGTTCCAACGTAGGGAGGGAAATGAATAGACGAATTAGTTACAATTGTTCCATCAATGTCAACGAACAAGCACTTATGCTCTCGCTTAAATTTATTCCACTCTTCAAGTGTTCCCCAATCTTTAAACTGTGTTGTTTTTGTTCCATAAAACGACGCACCAAATAACATCATTTCAAAAATGATGTGACTCACATAACACTCACCAGGAAGATCACTAAGTTTTTCATACGTTTCACAAAAATCTAGTGCATCTTCAAATCCATAACCACCAACACAGAAAGTGGAACTAATAACTTTCTTTTCTACAATGTTTGCAATGACATTATTAACATCCAACTGCAAATAACTTTTTGTCCTTGCATTAATGTTATCTAGATCATTGAGATCAAAATATGCTACTTGGTTTTTAGTGTCTTCAAGAGTGCATTTAAAAAAACCATCAGAATCTTTTATGAAGATGAATCCTTCGATCTGTTGAGATTTAATTAATTGATAAACAGTTTCGGATTGTGATCCAGTTTTTTCTGGAAGAAAGGCAACTTTAGATTTATCATCCAATCCCAATTCTTCCAACTCTCTCAAGAATCCATCTAAAAACATATACTTATCTTGATGATCCTGAAGACAAACAAAATAAATCTGATCAAAGAAGTCAAGATTCAATCCAAGAATAGATTCAGTAACCATAAACCTATTTGTAGAAGGATGTGTCAACATCCATTTGGGTCTTGTGTTGGGAAATCTACTAGATTGTCCCGCCATGGGAACAATTAAAGTTTTCATAGACTTGGCAATTTTTTACTATTGTTTCTAATATAAATCGTTGTCGTGAATTAGTCAAGTATGGTTCTATTCTGAACGCATTCAAAGCATCAAGAATTTCAAATGCTGATGTATTAATAATACATTTGTACTTATTATACAAAATTGTCCAAATTTTTTTATAGATCTGACGAATTCTTAGACTATCTATTTCCTGAACATTTAAGCTCCAACAATGAACAAGATCTTGTTTAAGTTTTACAAAATCAACCAAAGGAGTGTCCAAATAAGAATCAAGAAAATCTATGAGATAAAGTCTTTTACTATTAAAAATAATGTTTGTAAAAGTCAAATCTCCATGACAAAATGCTTTTGGTATGTTCAGTACTTCATTTTCAACATACTGTTTAAGATAGGAAATATAATCAGGATAATCTGACTTAGTTTCTAATGATTCTATTTTTGAAATGATTTTAGATTTTGCTTCATCTTCACTATACATCTTTGCCGATGCAAGGACATAATCAAAGTATTCTATAAGTGCTTCAACAACAAACTCAATGTCATCAATGCTACAGAAAGAAAAAAACTGATCAAACGAATGACCAGTTACATACTCCATTTCAAAGGAGAATAGATTTTCTCTCCGTACATTTTTAATTTTAGGAACATGAATTGACTTAAAAATTTTATTTGAGAAAAAAACTTGTTTGTCAATTTGCTTAGAAAGTCTTGAATTGTAATTCAATCCAGAAGAATACTTCCTGATTGTGTGATTGTCAATCAGTTCAATTTTACATCCTGATAATCCACAATTTAAATTTGTCATTGATGATAGGAAGAATTATCCTTTGATAAATGAACAATCTTTGGTTCAAACTCACAGTATTGTGCAAAGTCCTCTGGGAAAGCAAATGATGGAGAAAGAACATTCACCTCATCAGGTCTTTCCGCAAAGAACTTATTCATTTGACTTTCATCATGCCACTTAGCAATCACATTATTATCCAAATCTTCTTGGGTTCTTTTCTGCAGTTCCTCCATCATTTCAATAACCTCAGGAACTTTACCTCCCCACACACAACCCTGATAATAAACAGACGTATCATCACCATCTACAATTCCTGCCTTTGACAATGGACTTGTTTCAAATGCACCAGTTCCTTGATTATGTGGCGGCATTTGAAGATAGTGGCAAGGGTGATGTACACCAATGTATTTTTTATCAGTGAATAATTCTGTTGGATGAACTTCACTTACAACCTGCATGTCAGCATCAATGAACAACATCCAATCATAATCTTTCAGTTCTTCCTTTGCCTTTAAAATAGTATTAAATCTCAGAAGAGTAATGAATGGCCATGCTTGATGTTCTTGCGTATAAGCACTGATGTTTTCTGGAAGATCTTTCATCTCTCCATCGGTAAACACAAAGTAATGTTTCTTATGATCAGTGACTAAATTCTTTTCGCAACTCTCATACCAAGATGGCAAAAAGTTTAGATACTTATCGGTGCCAATAAAAATAACTGCTAAGGTTGCTAATTTCATATTCTAAATTCCTTTTTTGCTCTTTCATCAATGTCAAAAACCCAACTATCAATTTTTTCTGGTTGTGTTGACCATTTACGATAAAAGTATTCTCCATTTTTTTGAACACAATCTTGGTAGGATCTCAACTTATCCTCAGAGAGTCTTGATGCAGTTCCACATCCATGTGGAGATCCTGCGGGTAGATCATTGTGCAATGCAGTGATGTCAAAATGACAAGTTTTTACATTAGATAATGACATTCTTGTGCGGTAATCATTATCTTCATAACAAGCAGGATAAATGTTTTCATCGAACAATCCTACTTTACGGATCATGTTACGATTCAAAGCAAATAGAATGTATTCACAATCCTTATCACCAAAAACTCCATCATGATTTTGAATCAATGAATGAATCTGTGACAGATCATTTTCTCCAAGTTGAACATCATCACTACAAAGAACCCAGTAATCTTCTGTTGGATAATGTTTTATGTGGTAATTCCAACTAGGACCGCAACCCATGTTTTGTGGACAGAGGGAAAATTCAAACTTACCTACAAAAGGTGTTTTAGAAACTTTACGAACCTGATCAAAATAATCAAGATTAGAATTAACTAAAACAGATACTGTTTGAATTGGAAAGTTGATCGAGTTAATCAACTTCTCATAATGATCAAGTTGATTGCAAGTTGTAATAGCAAATAAAGGAATCATACAATTACCCACCCATCACAATAAAGATCTTTAGTATCGTGAAAAGAATATGCTGGTCCAAACCAACGACTTGGTGCGATCACTTTTTTATTCGGGTTATTAATTAACCAAGCACCCCACCAACTCATAGAACTATTTGCAATTATAGCATGGTCACAGAGAGACATCAAGCACAGATCAATGTAAGGAACTAGTGCTCCATCATCATACTTATCTTCTGGTTCTGAGAACATGAATCTTTCTGGTTTGAAAAACTCTTGCTCCTTACACCAATCAATAGAATCTGAGAAAACAAGAATTGGCATCTCATCTGGAAGATGCTTGATTGCCTGCTCATAGTACTCCAAAGGTTGAACTGGATGCTGATCAGAACAGTTTACATATGCCCACTTAAATCCCCGTTTATCTGTAAGGTTGGGATCTCCTCTACGAACGTGCAGAAATGCCACTTCCTGCCCCTGGAACTGACTCATAAACTCTTGGCAGGGGTCTAACCACTCTTTCTTAAAATGATAGTCTTCTCGGACCTCTTGCTCAACATGTTTGAAATACTTTTCGCTCTGAAAAAATCCAGCAATGTTTGAACCATCTGAACAATTTTCAAAGAGATCTTCATCAAAATGAAAATGACCTTCTTGTGCTGGAATAAAATTATAGCAGAACTTAATTGCATCCACATTTTTCATTTCAAAAGCATCGAGCAATCCATAATTATCAATTTGAATTTCAGGATTCTTGGGAGGAATACAATACTGGTATCCATGATGCCTAGCAATTCCTTTAATTGCTGCATGTTGAAACATCTGATTTCCCAGACGACCCATTGTTCCTAGTGCATCAAACCCAATCATTTTTCATTACCTCAAATACTTTTGCAATACCTTTGTCAATTGTTGTTTTTGGTTGCCACCATTTTGTTATGAAGGTGTCAGGTCTATTTCTTTTATCCATCTGAACAGAATCTTGTTCTTTTGATGGTAAGATTTTTACATCATAATTACCGATCAAATTAAATTGACCAACAATCATAGAAGCAATGTCTTTAATTTTTGTAGGATGAAAACTAGTAATGTGAAGATTATCTTCTGATCTAAATTCTTTATAATTCAACATCAACATTTCTAGTGCTTCACAACAATCTTCTGCGTAAAGAAATTCTCTTTCTTCTTCACCATCAGTAAGCATGTCAATTACACCAGTTTCAAATCCTTTACGAATAAAATCAGTAATAACATGTGCTTTTTCATGATCCTTTTCAATTCCATAAACATTCCAAAACTTAACAATCAAACCATTAAGAGATTTGGTATAAAGTTCTCCAACATTCTTTAATACACCATAAGGTGAGTAACTCATGTTACTCATTTGACTACTCGCAAACACAAACGGAATGTTAAATTGTTTTATATACTGAAATCCATTTGCCATCAAACGAGTGTTGTTATTGATGAAATTATAAGTATGCTGATACTTTTTCAGATACCTAGATCCACCAACATCAAATGCAAGAAAGAAACAGAAATCAGTATCAGACATCGCATCATGCAAATTAACATTAGGAATACGTGTCATGTCCTGATAGTCAGCATTGACAACATCAAATTCCTGAACGATGTGTCCTTTTGAACGAAGATAATCAGTCAGATACGCGCCAATCTGACCACTAGAACCAAGAATAGTTACTTTCATTTTTTAATTTGTGTGTCAATCCAAGAATAAGTTTTAGAGATACCTTCCTCTAGAGTTTGTTCATAATCCCAACCAAGTTTAGCACGAATCAAATCATTATTTGAATTACGACCACGAACTCCAAGAGGACCAGGAATGTGATTTTTCTCAACAGACTTGTTCGCAATCTTTGCCACAATTTCTACAAGTTGATTGATACTTACCATTTCCTCCGAACCAATGTTCACTGGTCCAATGAAATCCGAATCCATCATACGACGTGTTGCTTCAATACATTCATCAACATAAAGAAACGAACGAGTCTGTTTTCCATCTCCCCAGACTTCTATTGTTCCTCCTTCACTAGGAAGTTCTGCTACTTTGCGACAAATAGCTGCAGGTGCTTTTTCCCTACCACCAGTCCAAGTTCCTTCTGGTCCAAAAATATTGTGGTATCTAGCGACACGTACAGGAATACCATAGTTGCGATTATAAGCAAAATACAGACGTTCCGAAAACAATTTCTCCCATCCGTATTCTGAATCTGGATTTGCTGGGTATGCGTCATCTTCCTTCAGACCTGGATTTTGAGTATTCATTTGAATTTCTTCTGGATACATACATGCAGATCCAGAATAGAAAATCTTGGTCAGATTACAACCAAGTCTTTCATTTAATTTATGCTGATACTCTAATACATTAAGATTAATGACTGCAGAATTGTGAAGAATGTCTGCATCGTTCTCACCAGTGAAAACAAATCCTGCACCACCCATGTCAGCAGCAAACTGGTAGATCTCATCAAAAGGAAGGTAGTGCCTATAAGGAATTTCTTTGTAGAAATTTCCCAAATTTCCTTTAAAAATCAGAACTCTTTCTACAAAATTTTGATCACGAAGATCGCCAAGGATAAATTCATCTGCTTCTGTTTGAGAAAATTCTGGATACTTCAAATCTACACCACGAACCCAGTATCCTTCGCTCTTCAATCTTTTTACCATGTGACTTCCAATGAAGCCACCTGCTCCTAGAACCAATGCTGTTCTCATTTGAATAATTAATTTTCACTAATCATATTTATTCTACTAGATTAGCATTGATTTGACAAGCGGACAATCGGATTCGAACCGACGACATCTAACTTGGAAGGATAGCGTTCTACCACTGAACTATGTCCGCAAAAAGGGAATACTCCCCTAGACTGGATGATAAAAGAGATGCTTCTCTTTATACTCATTCACAACTTCCTCTATGTATTCTATCATAGAATCATTGATAATGGGAGCACATCCAACAAAGAAAACATTATCTAAAACTTTAGAAGCATTAGGATAATTACTTGCATCTTCTAGATGTTTGTATGCAGGGTGCATTAAAATGTTCCCAGCAAAATAATTTCTTGTTTGAATTTTATGATTCTCAAGAAACTTAACCAAAGTTGCCTTATCATAATCAGCAACGATTGGAACACCAAACCAACTAGTCTCTGCCTCTTGCCTTTCATTAATCACTCTAACATTAGGAATAGATTCAAAAATCTTTTGAATCTTTTCTTTATTTGCTCTACGTTTTTGATGAACATCTTCAAATTTTTGAAGTTGAACAGAACCAATTGCTCCTTGAAGATCTGCTGGTTTCAGGTTATAACCAATTTGCCCAAACACATATTTGTGATCAACAACTTTATCATAACCTTCCAACCATGTATCAAATCTTTTACCACACACTCCACACTCTAACAGATTTTGTGGACCAACGCAATAGCAATCACGACCCCACCAAGCAAAACTACGAGCAATGTCTACAATCTCTTTGATGTTTGAAGACACCATTCCACCTTCAATCGTGGTGATGTGATGTGCAGGATAGAATGAACATGATGCTGCGACTGCATGTTGTGTTAAGTATTCCCCTTTCCATTTACTCCCAAGACTGTCACAATTATCAGCAATAAGTTTAATATTGTGGCGATTACAAAGATCAATGATAGCATCGTAATCGTAAGGATTCCCAAGAACTGGTGAAGAAAATACAGCACGGGTCTTATTGGTAATTTTTTGTTCAATTTGATTTATGTCCCAATTGAGATCACTATAATCAATGTCAACAAATACTGGTTTTAGATTGTTTTGAATAATAGGATTAATTGTAGTTGGAAATCCACAGACACAAACAATGATTTCATCATCATCTTGCCAACCAAAGTATTTCTTTAGTGCAGCAATCATGACAAGATTAGCAGAACTACCAGAGTTCACCATTAAAGAATGTTCGAAACCAAACTTCTTAGAGAACTGGCGTTCAAATTTATTAACCTCATCACCTGCTGGCAACCATTTGCCAGTTAGAAGAGTAGTAATTGCTGCAGTAACTTCTTGTTCATCCCAATAGGGTCCAGAATAGTAAACAGAATTTCCTTTTTTCCAATTATTATTAGTTAAGTAAGGAAAAAGATTTTCGTTATCATTCTGAAGATTTGAAATAAATTCAGAAACTTTTTGATTTACAGACATAGATCTTTAATAATAAATTCTAAAGAAAGTTTTTGTTCAAACCCAAGAGACTTTAATTTTTTAGTATCCATCCAAAAGTTTTTAGTTTGAACTGTATTATGAAACTCTGGTGGTTCAATGTAATTAATTTTTGATTGCGACTTTAGATAGTGTTTTGCAAGAGAAATAATTTCTCCCATTGTAGTTGGTTTTCCAGATCCTACATTATAGATCTGATTGTATTCACCCTTGTCACAAATAAGTTTAATTGCTCCACATACATCTTGAACATGCATCACATCTCTACAATTGCTTCCTTGATCATAAAGAGAGATGTCATGATTAAGTTTAAGTTCATTAATCATCCAAGTAATTGCATTTTTTTTCTTGGATGCTTTCTGATCTCCAGATCCAAGAACATTACACAATCTCATAATACGATACTTGACATTGTATGTAGTACAGAATGAAATCAGTAAATCTTCTGCACATTTTTTAGTGATGGAATAGAATCCTGTTGGATTGCAAATACTATCTTCATGAGCAGGAAGATAGGGAGTTTTACCATAAACAAACCAAGAACTAATGAAGTTAAAAACAATGTCTTCTGATCTACAATAATCTAAAACCTCACATAAAACACCCAAGTTGGTGTTTACATCTAATGTGATGTTATCATGTACATTATAATTATCTACTGTGGAAATAAAATATAAAATTTGATTTGTTTTTGGTTTCCGTTCGTCTCTTTGCATTTCAACAAAGTTAGAATAAATTCGTTTGAAATTTCCTCCAACAAATCCACTACCACCATAAAGAGATAAAGTCATAACTTGATTCTATTCACATACCATTTTACAGTATCTTCCAATCCTTTGTCAAATTTTACTTCAGGAACCCATCCAATTTTATTTGTTAGTTTTGAATGATCCATTCCATATCTTTTATCCTGTCCAGGACGTTCATCAGATGTTTCTATCAAACTATATGGTTTATCCAAAATGTCAAGAATTTTTTTAGTTACATTAATGTTTTTAAGTTCACAAGAACCACCAACATTAAAACGATCATTCAATACGTTTTGTTCTTCCAACATCCAAATAGCATTGGCATGATCCATCACATGCAACCAATCACGAATTTGTTCCCCACCACCATACATGTAAGTGACTTTATCATTCAAAGAATTTATGACTACTTTGGGAATAAGTTTTTCAATGTGTTGATGTGGACCATAGTTATTTGAACAATTTGTAATCAGATAAGGAAGACCATAGGTATTATGCCATGTCCTCACATAATGATCCGATGCTGCTTTGCTCGCAGAATAAGGATTTTTTGGATCGTAAGGAGTATTTTCTGTAAAGACATTCTCATCATCGTACTCCAATGATCCATAAACTTCATCAGTAGAAATGTGATGAAATTTTTCAACATCAATTGCCAAACTAGAATTTAAAAGATTAATAGTTCCAACTACATTAGATTCTAAGAATGGTCTATAATTTTTAATAGAATTATCTACGTGACTTTCTGCTGCAAAGTGAAATACTTTATTTGGTTTATACTTTTTAAACAAATAATCTACATGATTTTCATTTGTAATGTCACACCAAACAAACTCAAACTTAGATTCATTGGGGATGTAATCTAATTCAGCAGCATAAGTCAGATTATCAATCACGATAATTTTTTCATCTGTCTTATCCTTAATGAAGTGTAGGAAATTGCTTCCAATAAATCCTGCACCACCAGTGACTAGTATCATTTATTTGCACGGTTTTTTGTTATTATACTAAAAAAGGAGAGTTTATGCAACTCTCCTTTAGGTCTTTCAGGCTCGCCACTTGCCCTTTGACCAGAGGCAAGAAACTGGGCGGGAGTTGCCTCCATCCGCACCAACGTCATTTGAGAGATGCCGTAAACTCATAAGGGGTCATATTGACTCCACCAGTACTTTTAAAGTCTCTCCGTGACTAAAGGGGGTACTATCCCGACCAGGGCGCTTTTTAAGTCATCCCGAGACTATTCATCATCTTTCACATAACAAGGAACTCGATCTGGATCTAACCATTTCGCATACTCAATATCCTCCATTGCAGTAGAACATTGTAGCACATTATCAAAAAGATAAATGTCATTCCAGCGTTTAGTGTACTCATTTTGTTTTTGTAAACGGTAATCAGGTTTACCGTTGATTTCAAGAACACCTGCCTCAACGAAGCGGTATCCTTCACGTTCCAAAAGAACCTTTGTCATGCAACCTCAACAGTTTCAAGATCTGCAAGAACATACTCCATCAAGATTTCATAATCGTCAAGAGGATCACCAGAAAATACTACACCTTCGTTTTCATAATAACGACGAACTTTTTTGAAAAGTTTCGGATTCTTTACATCAAGGTAAAATTCGCCATTGGCAGCACCACGAAGGGTTTGAACGTCTTTCTTGAATTTTGAAATGAGAGTCATTGCTTTAATTGTTGACCTATGTATTATACAGGTTTGACAGGGTTTCTGTCAAGTGCTCCTTGTCGGGATCGAACCGACCTTAGCCGAATTATGAGTTCGGTGCTTTCTCCAGAGAGCTAAAGGAGCATTTTGGGCGAGGGTGTCTGACCACGATAATCTACGATTCAGCAGAGGGGACCCTTCGTTTAATACAACGTTCCTTGTTGCACCCAATAGGACCGCAGAGAATTGAACTCCGTTCACACCGTTATAAGCAGTGGGCCTTAACCAATAGGCGACAGTCCCATATGGAGAATAGGAGACTCGAACTCCTGACAGCCTGCTTGCAAAGCAGGTGCTCTACCAACTGAGCTAATTCCCCAAGGTCGGAGCAGCAGGGATTGAACCTGCGACCTCTGGTTCCCAAAACCAGCATTCTACCGCTGAACTATGCTCCGTCATTGAAGTATTATACCACTCCTACTTAACCTTGTCAACCACTGCAAGAAGACCATGAGCATAAAAGAAAAGAAGGATTGAACCAATACTGGCACTTATAATTGTAGCAGTTTTATTGTGTTTGTCAATTGCTTCAGCAATTGATTGATTGATCATTTCTTGAATTTCTTCTGGAGTCATTTCTCATCACCAAGATACTTTGCTAGAGGATCTTTTTTTGTTTTTACGATTTCACATGATCTTTTATAGAACATGTTATCGGTATTTCCAGAGATTTCAAAAGTCTCTTTAATACGGACCCAATTATTATAAGTATGTTGGTCCATAATTGTATAGATGTGATACTAACATTTATGATAACATCACATCTAAGTTTGTCAATTTTGTAAGAATGTCAAGACATTACTTTAAATTTGGTATCAATGGTAACTGAAGGAAGATCAGGGATTCGAACCCTGGAACGCTACTAACGTTAATAGTTTTCAAGACTATCGCCATCAACCACTCGGCCAATCTTCCAATAAAAGTCCTCAACGGACTTCAAAATCTAAACGTCTTACTTTACGTTGTCTTCTCGCTTCTTGAAAAGCAAGATCTTCAGTTGTAAGAACACCAGATTTTGATTTATTATGATAGGAGTTTAACATGACAACACGGGATAAGTCAACTGCAGAAATCTTATCTCCTTTAATTGTTGCCATGTTAGGACAACCACAACATTGTGTTTTTGATTCGTGTGCAACTAATTCTTTATTGCAATCTTTGCATCTTATAGTTAACATTGGTCATTCCTTTAAAAACGATCTTAACATCCAAACAAATTTACCATGAGACTCCATCAAATCCTGAACAATGTTTGCGGTTGCGTATGACTTTTGCTTTTCTGCTTCTTCAGAAACTTTAGCAAAAATCTCAATGATTTTTTTATTATCATTCATCAATTGACCAATCATAACCTTGTCAGTTGGGGTTGGATCTGCCTCTGCAATTTCAGATAAGTCCATCACCCTAGTCAATTGTGCAGGAGCTTTCATACGAAGATAACGCATGTGCTCAGTTAACCTATCAATTTCCTCAAACATGGTTGTATATTGTTCACCAAATACGGTGTGTAATTGATGAAAATCAGCACCAATTACATTCCAATGATACACCCAAGTTTTTTGGAACAGTTGAAAAAGACTTGCCTGAGCAGTATAAAGAGAATTGTAAAGTTCTTCCATTATATTTTTTTCAAGTATTTATGCAAGTGGGCGATGACGGGATCGAACCGCCGACATACTCGGTGTAAACGAGGCACTCTACCGCTGAGTTAATCGCCCTAAAGTTTGTTTTAGATGACACTAATTTTCATTTTAGATACGCCACCATAACTAACTTTTCCAGATGGAAAAATATTTGCTGCTATAGTGATTCTATATTCATCCGATTTGTTTTGTGTTGAATAGTGATAAATGTGCGGTGGGAAAACAATAAACTTTCCTGGTTCTGTTGGTTCATAATGATACAAACGAGTATCTGATTCCGTTGGATACAAATTGTTTTGAAAGTAGGGGTTTTCCATGTGCCATACTGTGTGAGTTTCTTTCCCACCAGAGACATAATAATTTGAACTCATGAAAGCATTTGGATGAATGTGATTATGAAAAGATTGTTCTTTTCGATTTAAATTTGCCCAAGAACTAACGACCTTTAAATCATCACATGTCAAATTCAAATCATGCTTAACATCATTTAAACATTCATGAAACCAGTCAAAAAGATCCTTAAATTGGGGAAGGTCATGAAGATTTTCTCCAGTGTTACACCCAATCCACATCATGTTTTGTGGATTTTCAATCCAATTTAGTTTTAGAATTTCATCTTTAATTTGATTTTGTTTTTCTTTAGGATAATAAAACCTATAAATTGGAAATCCAAGTATGTTTTCTTTATTCATAAAAAGAACATCAAATTCAAAATTAAAGACGTGAAAGAATTACTAATTCTTTCAACTGGGGTGACTGGATTCGAACCAGTAACCTGCGAGTTAACAGCTCGACGCACTGCCGTTGTGCTACACCCCAATATTTTATTTTATGTATGAGGGGAAGGAGAGCTCTTGGACGGAACCGCAGGATCACTTCCCCAACGACTCAGGCTGGACTCGAACCAGCGACCGACTGCTTAGAAGGCAGTTGCTCTATCCAACTGAGCTACTGAGTCATTTGGTGACCTTCTTATTATACTACTGCTTGGGGCAGTCGTCAACCCATACAGCACAGATTCTCATTTCTCCACCAAGCAGTCTTTGTGCCTCACTGCCGTCTGGTGGTTTCTCAGAGTATCGTGGTTTATAACGCTTGTTCGATTCTTGAATAATACGGTCATACTCTGGAGTGACTTCATCGAGTGCTCGATCAACATCACGTTTGACTCTGCGTTCTACTTTGTTAGGATCTTGAATAAAAATCTCATTGAGAATAGTTTGTGGGAAATACTTTCTCTGAATCTCATCCAATAAGTCCCAAAGTCCATTTTCAGAAACTCCAGTGCATTGTGAGAGTGCTGTGATAAGAAATGATAATACTGTACTGAGTATTATAAGTTGTTTTTTATCTGGTTTCTTTTTGCCGAAATTAAAGTTAATCATAAAGGGGAGCATAACACTCCCCCCTATTTATTCAGTTGTTCAAACTTCTACCGTGATCAGTTTGGAAGCATACTCATGTGCATAAGATGTACGGGCACCATGAATGCCCCAGCCAATCCAACTATACGCATAGTCCATGTAACGATTGATAGATTTACCAGGAGTTTTCATCCTGTTTTCAATTCGTTTCCATTGAACCTCAGTCGTTAGATAACGAAGTTGCGTAGGAAGTGTTGATGGAGAACCACCATACCTCTTAGCAAAATCACCCAATCCATGATAACGATCGGCAGATGTCCATTGAATCAGTCCGTAACCGCCGTAGCAGCTATGCCAACTGGTTCTGCTACCACCTTCACAAATGTTAGGAACAAAAGTTGATTCCTGACGAATGTTACCCATAATGGTAGCAAGGGCGTTTCTGTCTTTAATTCCAATGTCCTGAAAATAATTCAGGGCTACATTTTCATTTTCATTACACCCTTTACAAATTAGCCTTTTCTCTTTTGGCTTTTCGGGAGCAACCTCTTTGGTCGCTGTCGGCGTTTCAAACTCCTTAATAACAGAAAACGGCGCTGGGGGCGTCGTCAAAGGAGGAAACAGGGGCAGTGTTGCCACATTGGTTGTAACCGATGCCAGAAGGGGCAGGGCTACAGTAAAGAATTGTTGCATTAACTCCGATTGAACTCTACATCCTAATAGAGAAAGCGCACTTCCCCTTTCTCAAGGGGCAATCTCCTAGGCTCTAATGTCACATCAATGACTCATAGTAAAAAACCCACCAGATAGTGGGTCTACACATTATAAGTTATTATTTATCTTTCGTCAAGATTTGCCAAAATGACTAATAAAAAACTCAGCATCTATAACAACTAACGGTTTCTTATGATTCTTTTTCATAATCACTATTGGTTCATAACCATTGCAGTTACTTTTTGCTTGTTCGTATGCTTCCCATACATTGAGTTTCTCAACATTTTTACACTCAACACTAAAAGGAAACTTCTCTCTTGCTGCTCTTGCCATTACAACATCTTCCCCTCCTGCTCCCATAGAACAGGATTTAATATCCTCTGGATGAATGTTGAATGTTTCTATGAGTTTTTCTACAACCCATTTCTGTAGTGTTCTTCCTTTGTTCTTTGCACTACTAGTCTTCATATAGTATTATTATATCTAATACTATCTATCAACCCTGACAGAGTTATTATACACAAAAAAAGAGGGTCTGTCAAGACCCTCTTAGTATCACAGCATACTAATGTAGAATTAAGATTAAAAAATCTTAATCCTTATTTTCATTTAATTGCTGCTATTTGTGCATCTTTACGGCGTTGCTCCTTTTCAATCTGTTCTTTAATGAGTTGAAGTACATTGATCTTACGATCTTCGACGTTATACTTAACGCCACGATAGGTTGCTGTTGTCATTAGGTTTGCTCCTTTACTTAGTGAGTTAGGTGGCGTTCCTTCAGTCGGCTTTTGCGTCTATTTTACACTCTTTTGGAGTAATTTGTTTGATTTCCCAAATCAAATCATTCTTGGCTTGTTTTGGGATAACAACCTTATGAACTCTCCCAATCATTAACTGTGCTTGTAGGCACGTTAGAATGAGTGCTTCCATAGATGAACGTTCCGTTCCGAGTCGTCTTACTTCCGTTCGCTATTTGCAAATAGCGAATGAACGTTATAATAATTTATACAATTTCTTTTGTAACATTTGTTACAGTTTAAATCCTGCAAACGTATCTCTGGTGACATCCTGTTTGATGCCACCAACAACGTAGGACTCCACTTCCGTCTCCTGTGGTGCCACTTGAAGACCCTTAGAGGAGATCCAATGCTCGGTCCATGGAAGTGGATTATTCTTCGCAGAAACATCATACAGGGGTTTCAAACCAATAGATTTCATACGACGATTGGTAATCCATTCGACATAATTGTTGAGCAACTTATCATTCAGACCAATGATAGATCCGTCTTTGAATAAGTATTGTGCCCAGGATTTTTCCTGATTGGCACAGTTTTCAAATGCAGATGCTACCCATTCTTCTTCCTCTTTAGCAATTTGTTGCATCTCTGGATCATCTCCTTCGCGCCACTTATTGAGGATGTTCTGAGTAATGACAAGGTGTTGATTTTCGTCTCTGGCGATGAGAGAGATAATTTTAGCGGATCCCTCCATAAGTTTAAGTTCTCCGAACGCAAAGCTGCAAGCGAACGAGACATAAAACCTGATACCTTCGAGAATGTTGACATTTGAAATTGCACGATAAAGTTTTCTTTTAAGTTCAATACGTTCTTCTCTTGCATATCCTGCACCTTCTTGTGCAAATTTCCATGCATTAGAAGTTCCATATTCTTGTGCTGAGTTAATAAAATCATCGTATGAACTAGTCACAGAAGATGCTCTCTCTAAAATTTTATCATTATGTAAAATTTGATCAAAAACTTCAGATGGATCTGAATAAACATTTTTGATAATGTATGTGTATGAACGTGAGTGAATCATTTCCATAAATTCCCACACAGTTATACATGCTTCCAATTCAGGAAGAGAACAATAAGGAAGAAATGCCATACCAGGACCACGACCCTGAACAGAATCAAGCATGATCTGATACTTCAGATTAGAAGTAAAGATGTGCTTTTGTTCGGGACGAAGTGTTTGATAATCAGCACGATCTTTCTGAAGAGAAACCTCTTCAGGTCTCCAAAAATATCCCAGTTGCTGTGTTGTCAATTTATCAAAAATTGGATACTTGTAAGAATCATATCTTTGAACACCCAAAGGTTGACCAAAAAACATTGGTTGCTTTTTAGTTTCAACATCTTTTGTATTAAAAACTGTCATTCCTTTCATAAAACTCTCCTAACTTTAAGGTTTACTATAACAAAATTAAATCTTACAAGATTCGCAATCTTCCTCCACAGAATTTAAAATACTGTCAATTAGATTATTTTTTTCTTCTTGAACTTCATCAGTCTTATTATCATAAGTATTCTGATAATAGGATGTCTTCCATCCATACTTATAAGTCCTCAACAAGTCCTTTGCCATTTCAGATACTGGAACTTCATTATCAGGATAGTTCTCTGGATTATAACTCCAGTTACCACTGATTGCTTGATCAAAGAATTTTTGCATTATAGAAACAATATTAATATACCCAGTATTATCAAGCATGTCCCAAAGAAGAGTGTAACTATTCTTAAGAGTTTGATATTGAGGAACAATTTGTTTGAGCGGACCTTTCTTCGACTTTTTAGTGGACAAATACCCTCTAGGCGGCTCAATTCCGTTTGTGGCATTAGACACAACGGAACTGCTTTCTGATGGCATCTGAGCAGACAAGGTGGAGTTCCGTAAACCTCCATCCATAATCTTTCTGCGTAACTCTTCCCAGTCATACTTATACTCCTGGTTTATAATTTCATCAACGTCTTTCTTATAAGTATCTATAGGAAGAATACCTTGTGAGTATTTGGTTTTGTCAAAGTATTCACACTTACCTTTTTCTTCTGCAAGTTTGTTTGATGACTTGAGAAGATAATACTGAAATGCTTCAGTAAGTTCATGAACAAGATCCCATGCTGCATTATCACTATACTTGACATTGTGACGAGCAAGATAATGTGCCAAACCAATGTAACCAATACCCAAAGATCTACGTGCTTTAGTAGACTTCTCGGCAGCAACAATTGGATAGTTTTGATAATCAATCAACTCATCCAAAGAACGAACTGAAAGATCACAAAGTTCTTCCATTTCTTCTATGTGCTTGATTTTACCTACATTGATTGCAGAAAGAATGCAAAGTGCAATTTCACCATCTGGATCATCAATGTGAGTAAGTGGTTTTGTAGGTAGAGTAATTTCTTGACACAGATTGCTCATCTCAACTTTATCAATAAATGAAGAGTGTGAGTTGCAATGATCAATGTTCATGATGTAGATACGACCCGTCTCAGCACGTTCTTTGAGGAGACTAAGAATGAGTTCTTGCGCTTTAATAGTTTTTTTCGGAATGGTCGGATTGTTTTCGTATCCAATGTAAAGAGAGTCAAACTCAATTGTTCCGAAAGAATCATAAAGTCTAGGGACATCATGCGGGGAGAAAAGCGTGATCTCACCATCTTGAATGAACCTTTCATAGAAGAGTTTGCTGATTTGAATACTGTAGTCAAGTTTGCGAACACGATTGTCCTCCGTACCCTTATTGTTTTTAAGAACAATAATGTCTTCTATTTCTTGGTGCCAGATTGGAAAGTGGACCGTAGCAGATCCACCTCTGATGCCATTTTGAGTGCAGCATCGGACAGTTGCCTCAAATTTTTTGAGGAATGGTACAATGCCAGTATGGGCAACCTCTCCGCCTCTAATTTTACTGTTGATACCACGGATTCTACCCGCGTTAATACCGATTCCTGCCCTCTGAGCAACATACCTACCAATAGCCATGTCACTGCTAAAGATGCTGTCGAGGGTGTCATCAACATCAACAAGAACACAGCTTGCAAATTGTCTGAGAGGCGTTCTAACTCCTGCCAAGATGGGAGTTGGAACGTTGATTTTGTGCTTACTGATCGCATCGTAATATTTTTTAACGTATGAAAGTCTAGTTTCTTTAGGGTACTCTGCAAAGATGGTTGCGGAAACCAACATGTAAGCGTATTGTGGTGTCTCAAAGACACTCCCACTGCTTCTATCCTGTACCAGATATTTATCTACAACCTGACGAAGACCAGCATAAGTAAACAAATAATCACGTTCATGATCAATCCATGAATTGATTTTATCCCACTCTTCGTCAGTATACTTTGAAGATAATTCTTTATCATAGATCCCCTTCATAATACCACTATAAAGATGATCTCCGATCTGGGGAAATCCAGTTTTCCACTCATCACCAAATACTTGTTTATAAAGACCAAACAAAAGAAGGCGAGCAGCAACAAACTGATAATTAGGAGAATCAAGACTGATCAAATCACTAGCAGACCTAACCAAAATTTCTTGAATTTCATTTGTGCTAATTCCATCATAGAATTGAATTCCAGAATTAATTTCAACTTGCGATGGAGAAACACCAGAGAGACCTCCACAAGCACAATCAACCATCATGTGAATCTTATCAAGATTCAATGGTTCAAGATTTCCATTACGTTTTTTAACCTTTGTACCGTTGCTCATACTTTCTTCCATTCTAGTAGTTTTAACTTTGCTTCAAGACCTTGGTAAGTATTTGATTTTACCACATTTTCAACATCATAACCAGATAACACCATCTCATTGATGTCTTTTTCTTTTATTGATGAAGGCCAAATTACAACTTTTTGTCCATTCTCAACGACACGGGAGATTCTTGATACAATTTGCTGGTTACGTGGTTCGTTATCATATACCCAAACCACATCGTTAATACCCCAGTTATCAAGATAAACATCAGCTCCGCACATAGCAACCGCGTTGCGTATGAATAATGAGTCAAATGGTCCTTCAGTGATGTATACAAGTTCATTTTTATCAATTTGGTCTAATCCATAAACTTTAGGAACAGATTCATCCAACATAATTGTAATGTATCTAAGTTTTGCATTTGGATTTAAAGATCGACCTTGATAACCAAAAAGATTTCCATCCAAATCTTTTAATGGGATAATAATTCTTTCGTCGTCTAAATCTATGCTATCAAAGATCTGAATGTGTTTGTTTGTCCATTTCTTAAATTCTGGACAATAGTAAATTTTTTTTAGATCTTTTTCTGAAATTTTTCTGTTTATGAGGTATTGTTTTGCTGGATGTGATGTATTTAGTGAATCAATAGTATCCAATTCAGATAAAATTGATTTGGTTTTAAATTCTGGTTTTTTGAAATTAAATTCTGGTTGGGCAACAGTTGTTGCTTTTCCAGTTAAACCTTCCTTATACCTTTCCATCACATACTCATCATAAAGAGATCTGTCTTGATCCTTTAAGAAATTAGCAAATGTTCTGGTTACTCCGCAATTATGGCACTTAAAATTATAATCATTTTTTAATTGATATAGATAACCTCTTGCTCTGTTTTTGTATTTCTGTGAGTCTCCACAATAAGGGCAGCGAAAGTTGTAGAGACCAATTTTTTTCTTTGAAAATTTTCGAAGTCGGACAGAAATCAATCCAACATATTTGCTTTCAATAAAACTCATTACAAAAGAGAGGTATTATCTTGCTCTCTCTAGTGTAGCAGGGGAATTATGAGATGTCAAGAAAGAACTTACTGTTGGAAAAATTCCAATTATAAATGCAACGATTGCAATTGCTCCAACTGCTTTCCATTTGAACTGAGATATTTCTTCTACCTTTTCTTCTACCTTTTCTATTCTTTCACCAAGTTCTTTACTAATTGCTTCGTGTTGCTCTTTTGATGATACTTTAATATCCTCAATCATCTTTACGATAATATTGTCTGTTCGGTTACACTGTTCAATCTTTTCATTATGAATAGCAAGCATCTGACTTATGTTTTGACTTGTCTCTCCAATCTTTTGAATTGCAGTATCAATTCTTTCCATCATCTGTTCATACACAGATAATCTTTCTTCTAAGATTGCAATTTTTGTATCTGTGGATGATGGTGGAAACATTGCCTTATCTATTTTGATGATTTTCTTCTTTGAACTTTTGCAAGATTTTTAAAAAATGGATTCCAATTTCTTTTCTTTCTTAAATCAACAGGAGGATTGTCTCCTGCTTCAACTGTTCCCGCAATTTTTCCACCAGATAATGAATTTGCAATTGCAGCATCTTCTTTGAGATCCTTAATGATTCCGATTATTTTATCCAACTTTCTGGGATTCATCATACCTTTTTTAAGCAATTTAAGCAAATTTCATCTATTGGAATTTCATTCAAAATTGATCTTGGATACTCAGGAATTCTATCAAGATAAAATAAGAATGTTTTAATTAAAGACCAAAACTCATTATCCATCTTGAAGAAAATCAAAGGAGTTGCTGCTTCACCAAAAACATTATAAAGACAAATGAAATGATTGAGAATTAAATGATACTTCAACTCACCTGTTTTTTTATAATGCCTAAAGAGACGAGTAATGTACTTGAATCTCTTTAGGTCTTGATAAAAATCCTCTTGCGTAACAGCTTGAGGATTTTCATAATTTTTAATGGCAAACATTAAATAATTATTTTCATTCAACTCATCAAATCTCATATTCTATCTTATCAAGAACGTCCAGCGTCAGTTGGGAAAGTAATTGATGGAGTTGAGTTAATAACATCAGCAGTTGTGGTGATGCCAGACATTGCTACCATAACTTCATTCTTCACTCTCAGATTTCCATGATTGTCAATGTAAGTGGTAACACCCACCCAACCTTGATGAGTTACAGAATAAGTTGTAGATGATGTTGTAGAAATACCATAAACAACTGCATCTGCATCAGTTCTTGTCTGACTATACAGAGAATCTTTAACAAGATACTTTGGATATCTGCTGACAGTGAAATGTGTGCTCAGTCCAGCATAATCACTCAATCCAGCAGTTGAACCAATTGTACAAATTGTTTCACTAGTAATACCAGTGATTACAGCATCACCGTAATAAGTATGTCCTGCACCAGTTGCTCCTCTGCTGGGAGCACCAAATCTAATGATGTCACCAGTTGAAGCACATCCAGCAAGACCAAATGATGTACCAGTTCCAGTAACAGTATTACCAACCAACGTAACTGTTGCAGTTATTGCTGATGGTACTGCATCCGTATCGCCCCAAAGAGACATGTTCCTTCCCTATAAATTCCTGTTATTATTTATAAAAAAGAGGTTCTAGTAATAGAACCTCTTTTAAAATTTCTAAGGTGTTAGATCTTTAGCACCCTTGTTCTTTAGTTGTGCTTGAACTTGAAGAAGAATGAGTGAAAGAATACCGTTTGATTTTACCTTTGGATTTGCTCCAAGTGCTTCCGAAACTGCAAAAAGTACAGTTGCGATAAGTGCTTGATTAGCGATTGCCCATGCGATTACTGCAGACATGATGACCTCCTGATTACAATAAAACTATTTATTTATTGGGGATTTTGTGTGTACCCGACTACATGCTGATAATTCAATTTTGGTAACCCAGGTATTGGAATTGGACCACCAAATCCTCTTCCCTTTGGTCCACCAACAACTCCACCACCTCCAGGTGGTTTAGTACCCCCAGTTTTAATGTCTGCAGGTGCAGCAATTACTTTTGGTTTTTGTTTAGAAAGTTCTTTTGCTGATGTTTCTACTTTTACTGGAACACCAGTCTTAATGTCCTGCTTTACCAATGTACTGGTTTTTGTTTCTGCTTTTGTGATTGCAGTTGTTTTTGGTTTTGCTTTTGTAATTGCAGTTGTTTTTGGTTTTGCTTTTGCAATTGCAGTTGTTTTTGGTTTTGCCTTTACGATCGCAGAGGTTTTTACCCCCCTTTCAACTGCTTTTTCTGCTGGTCTCACTACTGCTAAAGCTCCTGCTTTTTCTGTACCCAACTTAAGAGAAGGTTTTGCTGCTTTAGTTGCAGTCTTAAATGCAGTAGTCACAACTCTACCAAGAATGCTTTCATCAATTTGCTCTGCTTCAACAAGATAACCACCAATAGAATCAGCAAATTGTTCAAGACTTTCTGCTGTTACCTTTTGGTTTGGTTGTTGTCTCTTTCTTGCTGCTTTTAAACTTTCACTTTCATCAGTCGAAGTATCATCTTTAGGCATCACGTCAATGAATGGAGACTTTTTTGCGTGTTCTTCTCCCATCTCAGTTCTCCAATCAGAAAATCCATCGGAGATTTTAACTTTTTTGCCTTTTTTATTATAATCCTTACTCATAGTTGCTTTAATTGCATCTTCTCTACTCTTTCCAGAAGCAATCATTCTAGCAATCATTACATCAGCAAAATCTTTATCACCATCAGCATCCTTATCCAGAGCATCATAATTACGCTCATAGAGATAAGTATAAAGATACTTCTCCTGAAGATCGTCACCATCCATTTCAAAATGATCAAATCTTGAATGCATCATGTCCTGTGCTCTTTGAGCATCAGCACGACGCTTTGCAACTTTTTGTGCTGGTGATGCAGGTCCGCCATACTCACCCGCAACAGGTGGTTTTTTGCCTGGTTCCTTTTTCTCTCCTCTTGGTTTAACACCCATTCTGCCAGTTCCCATAGATTTAGCAACCAATTCAAATGCTTTATCACGGGGTTTTCTTGGAGTACCTGCTACTTTATCTTCCTTTCTTCTTTCGTCAAGAATTTCAAATTCTTCATTTGCTTTCTTCATCTTAGGAGCACTTGCAGGATGTGTATCCTTGTAGAAAGTTGATGAGCGTCTTTCCTTATCAGCATTCTGTTTTTCTCTTTTTGCCTTTTCGGATGCATGGAACATCTTACTAAAGCGAGTTGTGTTTTTCTTTTCAGAATCAGTTGTATTGGGATTAGGTTTGTTTTCAGTTTCTCTACCATAAACAGAACCTTTTCTTGCCTTTTCCATTTGCTTTGCAACTTTCTTTGCGGGGAAGGATTGTTTCCCTTCATCAACCATTTCACCTTCTGGTTGGTAAGAATTTTTTTGCAACATCTCTCTTTTCTTTGCAAGATTTGCACCAAGACCTTGTTGGTTTTTATAATCGGATGGTTTAGTATTTGAATGAGTATCAACAAATTTTTTCATCCCCCTTCCGATAGCATTTGCAGCTAATCCAATACCACCAGCAGCAAGTCCAGCAGCAACTAAAGGCGCAATCTCATCAATCTGTTCTACTTCTTCTTTATGAGTTTTATTATATGACTTCCAAGTAGTAGCATAAGCAATTGCTTTTTCTTTGTCAGTCAAACCATTCTTAGCAAGACTTTTTTTAATGTGTTTGACCATACGCTCATACTTAGCACCAGGAGGTGCCTTTTCTTGGATTTCCATTTCTTCTCTATCGTACATTGCCAGTTGAACGAGACTTCCTAGATTTATTTATGAAATTAAGAATCGCTTCTTTTGGTGGAGTAAGTCTTCTCACATACTCCCTATAGGAATCAGTACCAACTAATCTTTGATCTGCAGGAACACCAGAAACATTCGTAAAGACCTCACTAATGTCTTTAATCCACGACTTAAACATAATGCCATCTTCAGTGATAGCAATTACATGATTTGCACCAGCACGAATAATTTCTCCAGAAAGTCCAGTATTGTCATTTTGAACCACATCTCCAACTTCAAATACACATCCGTTAATGTAGTTTTCTCTCAATCCAGAATAATCAAGTTTTGGCGAAATCTCCCAAAGAGAAACTCCCTCCTTAATGTTCATTGATTTGCGAAGAATGTTGTAAAGTTTATCTACCGACTTATCATCAAGTTCTTTTGGAACACCTCTCACGAATGATTCAAAATCTCCCTCTGCTGCTGATTTACGGAGTTTTGATGCAGACATTCCTTCCACACCTTCCGATTCAGCATCTCGTTCCCCAGCAGAAAGAACCTGAATTGAATTGAAGTTATACAGTTGTCCATTATATTTCAATGCAAGATTTTCAAATTCCTTTAATCTATCAGCACCTACAACAATCGTAATGTCAGTATAACCTTGTTCCTGTGCATCTACCAAGACATCAAAAATTGTTTTTGCATTTGCATCATCAACAATGTTATCCGCATACTTCGGAAACATTTGACGCATGAAATCAATTTTAACTGCAGGAGACAAAGGATTTTTCTTTGGATCATGAGATCTTGATGGGAAGATTAAAAGATCACTTCCCTTTGACATTCCCTTTGCTCTGTCTAAAAGTTTTTTATGACCAATCGTAGGAGGATTAAATCTACCAAACACTATTGTCAGTGGAACTGCTTCCTGTTCTGCCCCCTGATCCTGTGATGCTGGCATTGGTGCCTGTGGCATACTTACCTGCTGTGCAGCAGGCATTTGTGGGAGTTGGGATGCAGGGGCAGATGCAGTTGCTTTTGCTGCTGGTGCTGCTTTTTGTGGTGCTTCCTTACCTTTACCCTTACCAAAAAAGTATAACTTTCCCTTTACAGTTTTTGCAACATAAGTTCCTTTATCATCAACCCATCCACCATGACCATCTCCTTTCAATCCCATCTCATGGGCTTGCTTAGATGCGTCAGTTGTTACTTCCGATAAGAACTGTAAAAAACTTTTCATTGTATTTTTATTACACCAAACCCTTAGTCTTTTATGTATTTATTGTTTTACTACTCTAGTTTATAGTATGGAGCAGCATATGCTGCTTGCGAACTTGCGTAAAGATAAAAATCTTGAACAACATCATCTCTTACATTAGAGGGTGCAGAAGAAATTGTTTCAAATAATTTCATAACAAGATATTTTGAATATCTATACTTATTAGTTTTTCCCTGAATAGAACTAGCAGTTTCTTCAATTTGAGAAGGAGAAATAATACCACTACTTGCCATCATTTTTGCAATGTCTCTACAGTGCTCAATTTTGTTTGATGTAGCAAGAGATGCAGATTGTGCTGAGGTAGGAATTTGTGTTAGACCATGCCTCTTCAAAATAAAATTTATTGGTCCAAGAGAAATTTTACCTTGGTTTGCAGATGCCCCTTTAATTTCACCCTGCCAACCAGTCAATGATGTATCTCCACCAAAACTTCTAAATTGAATTTTTTCAGAAGTGGATTTGCCCCATTGGATGTATCCATCCATGGCATCTAAATTTGTTGTTACTCCTCTATATTTTGCATCTGTAGATTTGGTATCTGATGAAAAATTTTTTTGAGATATTGAACCACCACCAGTTATTTTTTTTAATGAAACCCCAACTACTTCATTTTTCTTAATCAATTCCATCATTGTGACATTTAATGATTTTAAAGATTTTTCATTGCTAATCATGTTGACATTAGCATTGGTTGAAATCATGTAGATATCAGCAGGACTCCATTTATTTAAATTACCAAATGCTTTTTCAGTTTTATTAATGTTATTGAATGTAGACTCTATCAAACCAACTGCAGATGATCCTCTATGAAAAGTAAATTTTCCTTTAGATCCAAACTTTCTATAAAGAGCATTAGCACCAGCAATAGAAGAATTTATCCAATCATCTGGCAGATCATTGAGTATACTAGGAACTGATGCTGTAATAAACGCTGTTGAAGATGCTTTTAAAAAATTTTCCTTAGTTACGTCAGTAATCTGCATTGGTCTATTCAAAACATTAAAAACCACTGCAGCATAAAGTGCTTGTGCAGATTCTGATAATTGAGTAAGTGCCGCTCCTGCACCAGACCCACCACCAGAGGATTTTTTATAAATTAATTTAATTACAGAATTTGATTTTGGTAATGTAATTTTTGTTACTGGAAATGATGATTCGCTTTTATCAATCTCATTAACATACTTTATATTTTGTGCTTTTAACTGATTAGATATATTTGACTGGTCATCACTTCTTTGTGCTGAAATTATTCTTATTTTATCTACTTTAGGTCCTGCTGCAACAACCTTTGTTTTATATGGGGATAAAATTCTGTTAATTGCCAATAAAATTTCAGAATCAGTAACTGCCATTTTAAGTAAAAACCCTTCCATTTATTTATGGAAGGGTCTAATTTATTCTACTAGGTTTTCTTCAATTTTTTTATCCAAATCCACAATCACCGATCTAATACTCACAATCCTCGGAGGAACACTTACCTCATCATAAGTGTATGATTTTTGAGAGTCAAAAAGAACCTGACGAACTGCGGCAGCAGTATAAGTGTCCATCTTAACTGTTACTTGCTTTTCTTTACTCATACATCTCCTTTAACACGATTTTCGGAACGCTCAATACTAAATGCACCTTCAGGATAACGAGCACTCAGTTTTTCAAAATTCATTTGAATTACTTCTTCTAAAGAAATGTTTAACCCAAGACATGCTTGTGAAACATACCACATAATGTCTCCAAGTTCACGTTTCAAGTGAAACAGATTTTCTTCATTTACTGGTTTGCCTTGAAAGATCATTTTCTTAATCACTTCAGTAAACTCACCTGCCTCTGCAGACATTCCTACAGCAGCAGTAAGCAATCGCTCGGTAGGAAATCCTTGCGTTTCAAGATCTTGAAGACGCTTGATAAATTCACTATGTTGTTTGCTTGGATTTGATGTGGTTGTATCAACAAATTCGACATATTTTTTAAGATCAATCGACATTAGAATTTAAATCCCTCAAATGATTTTTTTGGTTTTCTTTCTTCGTAATCATACTCCTCTTCTTGCCCACTGTCAAGAATGTCATTTTGTGCTGACTGCTCACAATCATACAGTTTCATTTTAGCACGATCAATACCAATTACAAATCTCTTATAGATTGTGGGATCATTGTAACGATTCTTTAATTGCTTCACCATAATCTGCCCCAACTGTTCCAACTCTTCTGTACTAATAAGGGCAAACATAAGATCAGCAGTAGCAGGGAGACCAAAGGATTCACTAGTATCAGTAAGTTCAACATCAGAGTTCCCATAACCACTCCTAGTGGTCTGGGTAGCAGAGACAATGGGAACATTGAATTCCACTGCCAATCCACGTAATTCTTCTGCAATTGACTTAATGTATGAATAAGAGTTGATAGAGCTATTTGCTTTATGCCTACTGGAAGCACAAATGTTAAGGTAATCAATAAAAATAATGTCAGGTCTAAATGACTTCTTAAGTGCGAGTTCATTAAGAAGTGCTTTAAAGTGTCCACTATGAGCAGAAGCAGTTGGATACTCTTTAATTATAAGAGTACCTTGCGTCTTTTTAGCAAGATTTGAAACTTTACTTTCAAAGATTTTATGAGGAAGGTCAGCAATCTCCTGGATGTTTACATTCAAGAGATTTGCATCAATTCGTTCAGCAATTTTTTCTTCTGCCATTTCAAGCGTAATGTACAATACGTTCCGTCCCTGGAGCAAGACGGAGCTAGCAACATGGCACATGAATAAAGACTTCCCGACACCCGTACCAGCAAGTGCGATGTTAAGAGTTTTGTTAGGGAGACCACCTTTGGTAATTTTGTTAAAGTACTCAAGATCAAATGCAATTTTGTCCTCCTTTCTATGGTAAGATTCAAATCTTTCTTCATAATCCTGTAGATAATCATGTCCAATGTGATTGTCAAAAGAAACTGATAATGCTTTAGAAAGAATTGATGGAATTGCATCTCTACTTTTCTGTTCATTTTGACCATCAGCAACCTGAATAGATTCCATCAACGCCAAATAAATTGCACGATCACGACACCACTTTTCTGTGGTATCTACCAACCAATTAAACTCAGTAGCAGAATTTTGCAGATCATTAACAAGTGAAATGATTTTATCCATTTCTTGTTGCGTTTGATCTGTTCTATTCTGTAGTTCAATTAGAAGTGCTTCTTTTGGAATCGTATTGTTATACTTAACAGTAAATTTAGCAATCTCTTCAAAGATTACCTTTTCTTCACGATTGGTGAAATAGTCCAATTGAATAAAAGGTAATACCTTTCTTAAAAATTGTTCATTAAAAATTAAATTTTGAAGAATTGTTGTCTCAATACGATCCATTACTTATAATGCAAATATGTGCTCATAATGTATTTTGATCCACTTATTGGTGGTGCTCCTCTGTGTGGATACATCCACAATGGAGGAAATACTAACATTGTTCCAGTCTTTGGTTTAATAATCTTATCAACAAAAATAGTTTCTCCACCCTCATCTACATCATTAAGATACCAGAGGAATGATAAAAACCTTCTTGCACTTGCATAATCCTTAACATCAACATGAGTATCAAAACGATCTTCTCCACCAGGATTATACTTCTTTATGCGAAATTGTTCAAATGCGTGTTGTTCAGGAAAACATCTAGAATCAATAAAATCATAATACTTTTTTTTGTACTCAAAAACTTTTGAGATCAAAAAGTTATGAATGTTCTTTATGCTGTCATCTTGATTATGATGTTCTGTTAGATTAATCTGATTGAAATTAGGAACTCCATCATTATCAATTCTTTCCTGAAGATTTTCATTTGATTCATAAAAATCAATCAGAACTTGACATGTTTGACTATCTAAAACATTATCATGAACATGAATTAAATCTACTAAATCAGCCATAAGAAAATTCCTTTTGAGCAATTTCATCAAGTGCTTGCATTACTTCTGGAGTAAAGTATTCTTCTGGATTTGCTAAAATCTGTTTAGCATAAATTTTCTTACCGTCCATCTCATAGCGTCCTGCTACATTCTTCCAGAGTCCACCAATCTCACCAAGTTCCAGAAGACCGTAGTAACGATCAAG